CGCGCTTTGGCCGTGAAAACGGTTTCCTGCCTCCTTCATTCTCTAGAGCGTAAATGGAAGATTATACTTTAGAACCAACCCAACACTACGTACTTGCTAAGGGGTCTCATTTAATTGACGCACTCCACCTTCGTCCTGCCAAAGAAGGTCAAGCCAACAGCGAGGAAATAGTACCTTCCAATTTTGAAAGCCAGACTCTGCGTGAAATCGCGAAGTATGGTGGGTACTCGACGTACTCGTCTAACTCGAACACCGACCCTCATGTTCGTGAGACATTAAAACTTTTCTCTCGTGAGATCTACGAGGACATCCGTGGTTACACTCGTCGCCCGCAAGGAACTCCTGGCATGTACACTGCCTTAGCTAAGTTCTCTGGGGACCGTAACACATTCAAGAGCTTGTCTGGTTCACAGCAAGCTAGCATGCGCCGTGCAATCGGCAAAGCTTTCAAAGCCTTCAAGCTTCCCTACAAACGTGAGCCTCTTGACTGGCATGAGGTGGGACAGTTCCTGCGCCGTGATACGTCAGCAGGTTCAACCTTCATGGGCCAGAAGAAAGGCGATGTGATGGAGGAAATCTATCACGAAGCTAGATGGCTAGGACACAGGATGAAACAGGATGGGAAAAGATCTTTCGATCCAACCAGGATGCGGTTTCCCCCGTGCCTGGCAGGTCAGCGTGGCGGAATGTCAGAGATTGATGATCCGAAAACGCGACTTGTGTGGATTTACCCCGCCGAAATGTTGGTAGTCGAAGGGTTCTACGCCCCTTTGATGTATCGTGACTATATGAACGATCCAAATTCACCAATGTTGAACGGGAAGAGTGCGCAGCGGTTGTACACCGAGTGGTGCTGCAAACTAAGGGAAGGGGAAACACTATATGGAATTGATTTCAGCGCTTTCGACACAAAAGTGCCAGCTTGGTTGATTCGAGTTGCTTTTGCCGTGTTACGGCAGAACATCGAGTTCTCCACCTTTCAGGGTCAGCCTGTAGGAAAACAAGATGCGCAAAAGTGGAGGAACGTTTGGGATGCCATGGTGTGGTATTTCATTAATACACCCATTCTCATGCCGGACGGACGTATGTTCCGAAAATACCGGGGTGTGCCTTCCGGGTCGTGGTGGACGCAGATGATTGATTCAGTAGTGAACCACATATTGATCGACTATCTTGCGGACTGCCAAGACGTAGAGATCCGAAACCTGAAGGTACTGGGCGATGATTCCGCATTCCGCTCAGGCAACCAGTTCGACCTGGATGTTGCGAAGCAGGATTGCATACCTACTGGAATGGTCATAAAACCAGAAAAGTGCGAGAAAACTAAGGATCCCACTCAGTTCAAGCTTCTCGGCACCCAGTATCGTGATGGCCATAACTTCCGTCCCACGGAAGAGTGGTTCAAGTTGGCATTGTATCCTGAGTCTAGTGTTTTTAACCTAGACATGTCGTTTACTCGACTAATTGGTCTGTGGATCGGTGGAGCCATGTGGGACCGTTGTTTCTGTGAGTACATGGACTTCTATCAAAGGAGTTACCCTGTGCCCGAGGAGGGTTGGTTTTCCAAGGACCAGAAACGATGGCTCGAGGTTATCTACTCAGGCCGAGCGCCAAGAGGTTGGACTTCCAAGAAGAGTCTCTTTTGGCGATCAATCTTCTATGCCTATGGCTAGGAGTGTTCTTCTGCTGCATAAGCAGCATTTCTGTTTATCAGGGAC